CCTTAACCGTAGGAGATGACTATGGCCACCGAACCTCAAGTCCGTGAAAAGACTTTTGCTCGCCTCTATGAAGAGTGGGCGACCGAAGTGTATCTGTCAATCGTTGCGAGGAAGCACGGGAAACCGTTCTTCATCGATAAGATTGGCGGGTCACTCGATTCCCTCTCGGATGAGGAGCTCGACATGGTAAACATGCAGAGCCGTGACTTAGCCCATCTCCCTCCGGCGTAGGTGCAGAAGGGATCTTCGCGCCAACTTTGGCGCGTGGCATTGGTTGTGCCATCGAGTAGCGATTTTGTCGCTCTCAACTTTCGCTCATTGAGCGTGACTGCTTAACCGACAGTCAAAACGTACTCGTGAGAGTACGGAGGTGTGTTGTGACTTCCGGATCGATTGTCCAAGACTATAGGGGGTCTATCGAAGACTTCAATCTGCAGTACCCGGGTCCCGTTAAGACTTCCCACGGCTTCAAGCTATACGGTCCGTACTTCTCCAAAGTTTGGAGCGGTGCGAATCGCACGGTAAAGAAGACGTATGAGAAGTATTACTGGAATGACCCTTATGGGCGCCAGCATGTTCGTCGTCGTCGTACAGACACCCCGACTAGGTCGAAGTTCGATCCTCCGCACAACTATACGTGCTCCATCATCAATAAGACAAGTGGCTGGTACGGTTACAGTGAGTATCTCTTCGGTTCCCCCAATAAGGATTCTTATATCCAACGGGAGACTGAGAGTACCTACGGTACCGGCTTCAGCTCTTTGCCCTCTGATGAGTGGAACTCAAATGATGACCTCGCGCTTATTGGCCGCCTTAGAGAGAAGGTAGCAGGGTCCGACTTTAACATGGGAGTCTTCTTAGGCGAAAGCCGACAAGGACTCGACATGATAGCTGGATCAGCTACCCGCATCTTTAACGCGTACAAGAAAGTTAAGCGAGGTGACATCTATGGGGCTGCACGTTCGCTCCAGGCCAAGAAACCGACACATATCTACAAAGATGTCGCATCCAATTGGCTGGAACTGCAATACGGCTGGTTACCACTTCTTCAGGATGTCAAGGCGGCGGCAGAATTTCTTGCCAAGAACCTTGAGTACCCGATGATCAAGAGGTACAAAGTCCGTATGGTCAAGCGGATCCCTTTGACGAGAACGACCTCAGAGATTACAGTGACCGAGTCTTGGGCTTATACCCAGGGCCAAATCATTGCAAATGTTTCTGAGGCTTCCGTTCCTGCTCTCTTGGGTCTCTTTGACCCGGCAAGTGTAGCATGGGAGCTTCTCCCATACTCGTTTGTTGCAGATTGGTTTCTTCCAATCGGCGACTACTTGTCGGCTAGGGCTCTGGCGTCATCTCTGACGGCAGAGTATGTCACTACCAAGACGCGAAGAGTTAACTTCGGATTCCACGCGCCTGTGCTGATCAACTCGAATCCTAATGTTCGACGTGATGTTATCGATGAAGACCACGGTTTTCAATCGTACCATCAGGTCGACATGACTCGGACTGTCAGTACAACGCTTGTGATCCCCTTGCCAAGCTTTAAAACGCTTGATAAGGTTACGTCTTGGCGCCACTGTGCAAACGCTGTTGGGCTGCTTGTTCAGAACGCCACCTATACCAAACCAATGTTCCGGAATGGTACAGGCCCGCGTTACTATAAATGGAGCCCTGAAGGGGCACCATGATTTGGATACAGCTCTTCTTCTTCAACTCCCTTCTCGGAGACTTTATGTCTGCCATTGCAAACATCGTCGTCTTTGACGGCGCGGCAACGCCCGTCACGCACACTCTCGTGCCCGAATCCGTCTCGCGTGAAAGCAAGACGGACGTGGTCTGTGAGTGGCGTGAACAGTTGTCGACGCTCCCCAAGTACGCACAGATCAGGGCTTCTACCCGGATCTCGCTCCTCAAGAGCGGCGTGTACAAGGTGGAGGCGCGCTCCGTCGTTCCCGTGATGGAGGCCATCCTGAACCAGAACGCCGCCGGCTATACTGCTGCACCGAAGGTGGCTTACGAGAACCAGTTCATTTGCACTGCGTTCTTGCACCAACGGTCATCGGTTACCGACCGGCGCCTGGCTCGTCAGATCCTCGTGAACATGCTGGGCAACGTTTCGACGTCTGTCGCAGCCGCTACGACGGGTCCTCTGCCTGAGCTCTTCGACCAGCTTGTGAACGCGACTTAACTGTCGTGTTCGACTAGCTGTTCGGAGCCCCTTGTCCTGATAGTCTCCAATAAGGAGCTTTTATGCGATTTACTCGCTGGGATCAGGAGGCTTCAACTGCCCAGACAGATGAGGTTCTCTTTCTCCTTTCTCGTTGGCATCTCTCGCAATGTTGCGAAGGGAAGCAAGTCCAGGATATCCAAGTTCTCGTTGAGAACAAGGATCTCTTTGGCCTGTGCCACTACGACCTTAGCTTACCTGAGCTGCAACTTAACGAGTACCGGCACCTTCGACAAGTTTTGGCGTTTTTTCAAAAGCGCTCTGACCTGTCTTTAGGGATCGATACTCGGGCTGTGGCTTGGGATAAGGCTGTAGAAGCTGAAACGTTGTGCCGTCAGACAAATGAGATCTTCAGGAAGTACTTTCTAGGGGGATTCTATTTTCCCCTGGACGTTGAGTCGGTCCTTTACCGTGCTCAGCGTAAAATTAGTGCTATCCTTGGGGATCTCCCTAGTCTTTCGGCGCTAAAACTACGTTTTGGCCCGGGAGCGACTACACAAGTCAAAAAGAAAGACGCATCCGTCCGGCGTAAGCTGGCACAGATGTTGACCTGTAGTGAAGACGCTATTCGGTTCCTCCCGGAACTGCTAGCGGAGTTGCCTCTCTGGGCTGGTACTTCACCGTCCCATGAGATCACAACCGTTCCTGTTGTCATTACTGACGGCAGGGTCGACTTCGTCCCGAAAACTGCGAAAACTGATCGAACCATTGCCGTCGAGCCGATGCTGAACAGTCTTGTTCAGCTAGGGATTGGCGATTATATGGCCGAAAGGCTTCGCAAATCAGGTGTCGATATCTCAGACCAGACGAGAAACCAACGTTTGGCCCTTGAGGGATCGATTACGGGCGCTTTAGCAACGCTCGACCTTAGTAGTGCTTCTGATACCATCGCGTGCGGCCTCGTCGAGAGCTTCCTCCCGTTCGAGTGGCGGG